ACCGTCCTTTTGGTGCTCGCTGCCGTAGTCCTGCCCAAGATTGTACTGACCGAACTTGTTGCGCTCCTCTTCGTCCAGGTCATCGCCAAAGTCATCGTCTTTGCTGTGGCCGGAGTCCTCAACCTCGTTTCGCTTCTCCGTGCCGTACAGCCCTTCAATCTCATCCAGCGTCAGCCAGCGGGTGATGATCACGTCCTGCCAGGTGTCAGGGTCATACTCCTTGGCGTCCGGGTCAGGGATTACATCCATTGGGTCCAGTGTGTCGATACGGATCTCACCCACCAGCGAGTCCTCATACCCAATTCGCACGTCAAAGTAGCCGCGCTGCTGGATCAGGCCATCACTGAACACCTGTGTCTCTTTCCATTGGTGATGGTTGTTGTCCGCAACCTGCATTGCCACTTTGGACAGCACGGTTGCCAGATCCTGATCAGACTGACCACCACGGGGGCGGAAGCTGATATCCATCCGGTTGCTGATCTGATATCCCAATGCTGCGTTGATCTTGACGGCGATCTGGTTGAACTCAAAGAAGGGACGCCCTGCTTCCAGTAGCGCCTGCTTATCTTGTTCGCTCCACTGCAGGCCGCCACCCAAGTACATACCTTCAAGGAAGCGCGCAGTCTCGCAGTAGTCGCGGTGCCCACGGTCTTTGCCGTACTGGTATCGCTGCCAGTTGGATGCAATCGCGGTGCGCTCGTCACCGGTATCTGTCTGCTGCTTCGCCATCGTTATGCACTCATCGCTGTTTTGCGGCGGCGCTTGGCAATCAAACGCTTGCGCCAGTCCTCGGTAAACGTGTCATCGGCGGCCACCGGCTCGGCAAACGTCAGTGCCAGCGCATCGCCATCGTCAGGCGAGCGGCCAATGTCCTTCTTGATCTTCTCTTTCGGGTCCAGCTTCATCTGGCCGTTGCTGCTCCAGGTGAATGATGGAGCGGTCAGATCGCCGTGCAGCTGGTCATCATCGGGAATACAGGGAGTGATCGGGTCATGTAGCCACTCGGCCATTTCGCCCCACATTTCGCTGCGCTTGTTGAAATACTTGCGGGTGTCGCTGGCACGCTCACCGAAATTGACGGGGGTGATACGCTCGCTGAACCCCAGCTCAACCAGTCGGTCGTAGATGCCAGCGCCCAGACCGCCAATGTCGATAAACATCATGCGAATAGTGGGATCGTCCTGCAGCATCCGAGCGCAGCGGCCAGCAACGGCCATTGTGTCCTGCTGATCCATTGTCTCTTTGCCCCAGGCAACACGGCCCTGTCGGTGAATGATAACGGTACTGTCATCGCCAAAGCGTGCCGGGTCTACGCCGACAACGTGTGCGCCAATGCGGGATTGATGCGCTTCCTTCACCTTTCGGGCACGTTGAACCTTCAAGGTCTGGATCAGCGGCTGGTGTCCTACTTTGAGGAACGCCATATCAGCGGTGGCCGGGTATTCTTGGTTGAACCAGTCTTTGTCACCGGCAAAGTCGGTATCGATCTTGGTGCGCATCCAGTAGACCTGCTCCAGATCCAGATCGAACGACTCGCAGTAATCGGCCTCTTCAGGCGTCATCTGGAAGTCGTGCGGGATCGGACGGCGGTACTCCTGCTGCACAAACCACGGAATGAAAACCGGCATGAAGTCGGATTTACCCTCGACTGCCAGCGTCCACATTTGATGAAAGAGATTGCCCAGACCGTTTGCGGTGGACTCCAGTATCACCTCACTGCCGGGCAGTAGCGGTACTGTCTGCCCCAGACCGGCCATGATCTCTTGCGCATTGGGCCAGAACGCCACTTCGCTGTTATGTGTCGATCCGTGAACGGTTAAATATGAGTGATCAGCATGATCTACCTCAAAATCCATAACCTGCTGATGCTTGGCTTCACTGATTTCAGATATTTTCAGCCAGACATACCCATCAAACTGCCGCGTTGCATATTTACCGCCGCCTTGCTTTCGCTGTCTCGGCAAATAAGGCTTGCCGCATTCCAGCGACAGCCTTTCAACACCTTCACCAGACAGGCGAAGCAGGAAAGCCTCCCGCTCATTACGGCCATGCCGGGTAGCTGCTGCCTTGTAATCAATTGACGCCCACCCGTAACCAAGAGAAGCGAGCGCGTCACGCATACCTATGGTTATGGCTGATCGAATAGATGTTGCGCTGATGCGCCTATCACGCTTCGCTGAGAAGTGACCATCACCACATAGGTATCCATGCACTAATCCGCGCGCAAACTCAGGCCCGGCTGTATTCCAACAGCCAGGCATCCGCTTGCTATCAACCGATCCGCAAAGCGACTCAATAAAAGTGGCGAAGCTACGCCCATAGGCCGTTACATGTACGGCTTTTGACTTATGGCGCCGAGCTACTTTCACAGATCGGCAACAGTCACTTAACGGCTTTAGCCACTCAAGAATGCGATCAACCTCATCTTCATGAACCGTAAAAGTGACCGCTGACGGGTTCCTTAGCCCCTTGTTTTGCCGAACGATAGTACCTTCAGCAAGGTAGAGCCCAAGGATTCGCCCAAGGTTGTAGTCCAGCACTATGTCATCCGGCCCAACTTCTCGACTGCCGCCACCTTGCGGCCGGACTGAGTCTGGTAATCGGAAAGGCAGACAGGCAAGCGTGCTATTTATTTCTTTGACCGGGTAGCCAATTTCATCACCAACGGAAAGCTCCTTTAACTGCTTCCATCCAAGAGGTGTCAGGAATCTATGCTCATCGGTGGCTATCAATGGAAATGCGGAGACACTACGCAAAGTAATCGCTCTGGCTGGTTTTTCCTGCTCGCTGATAAATGATACTGGTGCGGTTTGACCGGTATGCGTAACCACCAGATCACCAACAGCAAACTCACCCATTGGTTTCAGTGCGCCAGTACTGCCACAAACAATGAGGGTTTCAGGGGATAGGCACCCATGCAGATACTGGATTGTGTCGGAGCGACCGGCAGATGGAGAGCCTGCGGTAGCTACCTTGTAGCCGCTGCGCAGTTTAGCGAATGACAATTCATTGCCTGAATTCGCCTTCACTGCTGGCTTTAGAGCAGGATCAGATAGTTCGTAGTAGGTTTTGCACATACCAAAAAGGTTGGCGGTAGCAGCATCCAAATGCGTCAGGATCATGGTGCGCTTGCCCACTTGCGTAGTAGTGCGCTTGTAGAACCGGGCTGCAACGTAGGTCGAACACCCCTGCTGCCGGCCTTTAAGCACGATTGCCCTGACCCAGCCCATTTCCTCCAGCTGTCGCTCCAGCTTTTCATGGAGCAGCCGCTGCGCGTCATTCCACACGAACGGCTCCAGCTTGCCGTCCTTCGTGCGGATCTTGAGGTTTCGGGCACAATACAGCTCATCATCGGCCAGCAGCTTTGCCAGCGCCTGATCAGCTGGGGACAGGGCGGACGCCATTACTTCGGCGCTCCGAACATCTCGGTGACTTCCTGCTCCATCGCGGCCTGCTTCATCAGGTCCGAGCGTATCGCCTGCATCAGATTCCATGCTTCAGCGGCATTGCAACGGCGGGTGATATGGCGCATCACCTGTCCGTCACGTAACAGATAGCCATCCAGCAGCGTGCCGAACTCGCTGCCGTCGATATGCGGATAGTCGTACCGGATCACGTCAACGTAACAGCCTGCGGATAGTGCGCTCATCAGTCGCACTCCGCTTCGCAGATCATGCCGTGCAGCTGCACACGCAGCCGTTCGGTTTCCTCGGGCACGTCCGTGCGATAGCAGTAGCTGCTGATCTCGGCCTGCACCATGTGGCCATCTGGGTTCAGGCGGGATACTGCATGAAGATGGGAAACTGCAGGGTCATGCGTCGGGGATTCGGTCACGACAAAGGTCATCACCGGCAGATCGGACGGGTGCTCGGGCTCATCCTCATTCGGCGTGAACTCACCAGTACCGCCCAACGCCATTGCAGCGACAAACGTCAGTGCTTCATCGTCAGTCGGCAATCCGGCCAGATCATCACTATCAGCAAATGCCCGCTCCGTCCGCGCATCAAATGCTGCTCGCTGCTTTGGGGTAAGGTTGGTGATAACAAAGTCATCCTGCGGCCCTTCCGCCTCAAGCCGCTTTACCAACTCACCGATCAACTGCGCTGTGCTGTACTGGTTCATAGGTCTGCCCCCTATCGTGATTGATAGGACTGAACGCTATGTCTCCGTATTCTGTGCCGCAAGCCGCATCAGGCGATCTTCAAGACTGTCCTCGGTGTGTTCTTCATCCAAGTTGTAGGCTTGGCGCTCCATCGTCACCACACGCTGAACCGTGTCGCCCAGTGTTCGCAGTGTCACAGCTCGTTTGCTCAACTCCATATCTTCGATAGGATTCTCCAGCTCGATCAGCATCGACTCGGCCAGTGCTGCCGTGCGTGCAATGATGCCTCGGTGCTTCTGGATCACCTGCGCACCGGTGCTTGCTGCAGCTTCGATAATCTCTTCTTCGGTGGCGTTGGTACGCACCTGACTGCGTACTAGCTGCGTGCGCACCTCCCTGCGTACCTTGTCGGACAGGTCACGCTCCCAGCCGTGGGCCTTGGCACGCTTGCGTATGGCTCCCTCGGTGCATCCGTGCTGCTCGCCAATCGCCCTTAACGACATTTGACCGGCTCTGTATTGCTCCTCAATCGCGGCCCAGTCGTATTTCACTGCAGCCATACCTTCACCCCCTACCTACAAAAACGGCCAGATTCAGCGGGTTTCGCCTCCTCCATCCGGTCATTTTCGTGCGGACAGTGCCCAAGAATTCAGTTATCGGCACCTGTCCTCCGCATGATCCACTCTCGTAACGCTTGGTTACGCTCCAGGCATACTGCGTACTGTTCGGCCAGCTCAATATCTGCCAGTAGCAGATCACCCATTGTTACCTGCCCGTCGGCGTCAGTCGGTACCGGCTGCATTGGTGGACAGGGCATCATCACGGCCTGATCCACTCTCGGCATTTCCGGCCCTGGCTGCGTTGAGCAACCGGCTACCATCAGCAGGCACGACACAATCGATATAGACCGGATCACGGATCACCTCCTTCACCGCTGTGTTGTGTATCGTGCGGTACTCGATATGTATTGCGGATATCGCTTCAGCAGTACGCTTTGCCACGGTATCCAGTGCTGCCTGAGTCTCGGCCCGGTGTTGGGCGGCCAGCTGGGCGGCATGATGCTCGATGCTATCCCGGCGCCACTCGCTGGTCTGCCAGCCTGCCGCGAAGATTGCGGCCACTCCGATCAGTGCGCCTGCTACCCTTGCTGTGATCACAAACCAACCTCGCAAAGCTCTCGCTCTGTCTGTCGGCGCTTGACCAGACCTGGCAGCACTTTGCCACCGGCATGCACCCACCTGTCCAGCTCTTTGCAGGCTCCAGCCGTGTCACCCGCGTTGAGTTTGCGCAACAGTGTTGAGTTGCGGAATGCGCCTTCCCCTACGTTGTATACAAAGCTCGCCAGTGCGGCCCGGCGCTCTACCGGCAACTCTACGATTACAGCATCATCAACGGCGTTGAACGCATCCCCCAGATCCGCCTGCAGCAGTCGGTCACATTCCTCATCCGTGTGTGTCTGCCCGAGCCGTGCCGTGGCTGTGTGTCCGTAACAGATCGTCACAATGCCCACCGGGTCACGGTAGGCCCGGTTTTCCTTGCCCTCGTAGTACACCACTACCGCACCGGCTACACCAAGCGCTGCACTCAGCGTGGCCGTGACTATTCGCGTTTTGACAGACATTCCCGGCACTCCTTGCGTTTGGCTCGGTACTGAACCCAGGCTGCCCGGTATCGCGGTATCAGCAGCACTATCTGTAGGGCTAGATACATCAGGG